AGCAGCAGCTTCTGCGGTGCTTTCAAAAGTTTCACCTTCTTTTTTAATAGCCAGTCTTTGAATGCCATCCATCTTAAACAACAACTCATCAGGGACTTCTTGACCTTGTTCGATTAATGAAATGCCATCGTTATAAGCAGCAGTCTCAAGACGCTCAACATTTACTTTCTGTCGGTCTTGAAGGAGCTGTATTGCGTCACCTGTTAATAAGTCGGTAATCTCTTTTGGCATATCTTTGTAGAGCGTGCCAGTTACTTGCAGTTTTTTAGCCGCTTTGTAAGCATCAACTTCTATTTCGGTGTCTTCTCTTGCAGCATCGTTTTCACGCTTATCAAAGAAAGCTAACTGCTCAGTACCACTCATTTTTAAAATGTCAGCTACAGTTGGCCCAGGGTTACTTCTATCAAGTCGATTGGACACATAAAGAGAATAAACATTGTCTTTAGCAACTCTATGGGCTTCGGTTCGTACTCGATTAGCTTCTACTTTCATATTACTAGTCATATTTGCTTGACCCGTTGCTGACATTGCATTCCATATTTCTCTAGGAACTTGATCAGTTTCTATATATCCTTGACTCGTTACCAATCTTTGAGCTTCGTCATCTGCTACAGTTTCTGCCTGGTTTTCTTCCTGGTCTCGATAGCCCTGAGCATGTTCTAATTTAGCACGCACGCTTGCAGCAAGGTCAGCATCGCCAATCTTGAGCGCCATATCAATCATTTCAGTATCGGATATGTCAGGTGTGTTCCATATGCGGGACACTTCATCAGCAACTTGGCCGTCTCTTGTATTAGATTCAATAGCTTTTTGTAAGGCAAGCTGGGCGTCTGCTTTTATTTCACTTTTATGAATTGTGTAGTATGTGTTTGCGCCATCATAATCATTGGCTGCTAAATATTTTTCGACAATTCCAGTATGTGTTGGCGAAGTAAATTCCATACGCGCTGAATCGAGAATGTCTTTACTAGCTTCATCTGTTGTATTTGGGGTAATACCAAACAATCTCTCTATCTTTTGGTTAACTTCATTAAGTCCAAAGTTGATGTATTTTTCTCTTTCAGCTTCGCTTGACCAGTTTGTAATTGAATCATTTAAAGCGCCAGCAATTCTTGAGTCTGATACTTGGTTATAGTAATTAGTTGTTTGTGTTGCTGAGTGTTTACTAATTCTTCCAAATGCTGTTTGAATTCTTTGGTTAGCAACTGTTTTCCATTGCTGTAATATTCTTTGGTCTACATCTTTACCTAAGAGCTTCATCCTATCTTCAAGAGCTTTTTCTACAATTGCTTTTTGGTCTAACGCAGCTCTACCATTTAAAGTTAAATAACCACCTGGGTCATCCATCGTCTCTCTAATATAGGTTTGCAGTTGATTGTCCTGGTCTTTAAGTACAGCCTGGTCAAACTTATCTCTTTGTTTAAATGCTTGCTGCCAGGCTTGCTCGCCTATTTGACTAATTGCTTGTCCTTGACCAATATTAGCTTGGGCTATACTCGCTCCAAATGCATCTGAGTTGGTTTGTATTTGTTGAAAGCCACCGCTTACTGCGCTATCTTTAACTTGACCTTGTTGATATTGAGGGACTGTTGCCATTGTTATTCCTTATCCGTATTCGTATGATTGCCATTTACTAGCAATTGAGCCAGCGCCTGATAATAATGATGTTGTTGCGTTAATCTTTCCAGCAATTAACGAGTTGGCGGCTCCCATTCGTTTCATTCCAGCGTTAGCTGCTAAATTACTAGCGTTTACTTTTTGCTCGTAGGCTTCGCGCTCTGCATTTGATCTAATTGTTAATGCATCTAACTCACCTAAAGCTGCTGTATCACCTAAGATGTCCAGGGCTGAACCATCACCAAGTTCTACTCCACTTGCTGCCAGGGCGCTTTTCTGTCTGCCTTTAAGCGCTGCAACTTTCATTCTTAAAGAGGCCTCTTCTTTAGCGCCTCTATCTTGAGCATCTTGTGCTTTCCAAAGAGCTACTTTACGGTTGTTATCATCAACCTTTGCCTGGTATTCATATTCGGCTGCTTTAGCCGCAGCAGCTTGTCTTTGGCCGCGAGCCTGAGATATAGCTCCTAAAGCCTGAAACATCATGCCTAACATCGGGGTACACATACTACGTCTCCATTGTAAATTTATGAAAAGGCTCACCATTAACGCCGTATGGCGCTGCCTTATTCATTTCAAATCCTAGCCATTTAAGCCACTTGACTGATAAGGTATTTCTTTCGTCAACGTGATTTTCTAAATGCTTGTAATCTTTTCTTATATCGTCAAGCCAAGGCTTAGACCTTCTAAGAAATATTCGTTGTTTCTTTTCTATTAAATCTGTGCCTAACATCCAAGGCGAACCTGAGCTGCTAAGAAGTGATATTGGACATACTCCCCACATACAAACAAGCTCATCATTAACTAACCCTGTCTTGGCATAAGTTGACAGGCTAACGGAGGTCTCTACCGCAGTCCTAACGCCCATACGAGTGGCTGCATTAACTTCTTGTACATCATGCTTACGCATATTACGAACCAGGACTGCAATATCGCCGTCTTCTACTTCTCTAATTTCAATCTTATCCGCCAAGACTAACCTCAGGAATAACAGCTAATAACGTCATAGGTAGCGGGTCTTCTTGTCTATAAAAAATTGATCCATCTGTTTTCCAGGTTGCTGGCAAGGTAACCTTAATATCACCTGTCTTTAATGACGTTGCTGTGCCGTATGGCTCATAAGCTCTTTGTTTAAATTCTGTTAAGTGGTCTTTGTCATAACCAATCTTGCCGCCTCTTGACTCTTCAACGCGTAATGTAACCGCCGCAATACTCTTTTTCTTACCCTGCTGCGTTGGCGGCCCAAGCTCCAGGTTAAGCGTTTGTATATCGGACTGAATTGGCAGGCCCAAGTGTATTTTGCTGGCTGGATTGGAAATGGTTATAGCGCCTGATGAAACTACCTTTTGAGCTTCTACGTTGCCGTCAGCTAAAATCGATATAGTCTTGCCTTCAAGATGTCCCATTCCTGAGATACTGTCTACACCTTTTGACCATATTGCAGTTGCTACTGCTCTAAATGCTGCGGGAACATCACGTCCTGCTTTTACAGTTACAACTGTTGCGCTGGTGTACGCTTGGACAGTACACACTAATGTATCTGTGCCTATGGTTAAGGTAAAGGTATTGCCTGGGTCACCTGAAACAAAAGTAGACGCGTTAGCTGTTAGCGTAAAGGTTTCAGCGTGCGTCCAGGTCGAACCAGTTGACGAAAGCGTTAGCGTTGTTGCAGCAGTATTAGTGCCGTCATAAGACAAACCACTATCAACAAAGAAAGCGTCCGCTACTGTAGCAAATACTCTCGTATTAAGGCGTTCTATGTATCTCTTGGTAGCGCCTCCAATTGTTCGTTTAACAACAAAATAGGTAGCGTCTTCGTCACCTTCAGCAATCGTACAAACAGACTCAAAGGTGCCGTCAGTATCGTGCCTTGACCAACCCCATACTTCATGTTCTCTCATGTAGGTTAGGGCCGCCAAGGTTCCATCACTTAATACTGCCCAAACAATAGAGTGCGGCGCCTGAGCGTAGGCCCATTCTTTTACTGTTTTGCCTGCGAACAAATGATTAGCCAATACAGTTAAGTCGTTACCAGTATAAGAATCAGACTCAAGTGCAAACGCCAGGTCACGAATAATGCCGCCCTTTGATTGCAAATGAATAATAGTGTTACCAATAACAATTGGCGGGGCTATTGCGGAGCCACGATAACCTTGTGGCTTTACTTGAACGGATGATGGTGAGACTACGCCGTCTTGCGAAGTCATTAACCACTCACCACCTGAGGTAAGAATAATTAGATCACTTAGAGGAACTAAATGTCGTATTTCATTTACTTGGTTTGCAGCAATAGTAAAGGTTACCGCATCACTATCTCGCAAAGGCTCTGAGATATTAAAGTTATGGTAGTTACCAGTCTGAGACATATAAATCTTTTGTGGGTCATTGTTGGTTTGACCAAAGACTAAGCGCTGCTGGTAGTAGTTTACTGTTGCTGGGTACTCGTTTGTTGTATTAAATAAGGTTCGTGCTATTGCGGGTGAGTCGTTAGAGTCAGACTCAATGTTGTCATCTTTAAAGGTAGTTCCAGTCGCTCTTCCAACAAAGCCGTAGATACCACCGCGTGACTTATAGACGTTATAACTATCGGCACCACTTACAGCATTCCAAGTAATTGTATTGGTTACTGTATTACTAAGATTGTTATTAGCAACTGAGGCTGCACTTGAAGCAACGGACTCATCACCTGTCTCTGTTTTAACAGAGGTTACAACATACGAATACGTGGTCTCTGTTTTGTCGGAGTCATACTCCTGCCTAGTTACCGCTACGTTTGCTGGAGCAGTCATTGCTGTGCCAAATGAAACTGGAACTAAATCCCAGGCGTAATGTGAATAGCGTTTCAATTCTTGTACTGGATGTGATGGATGAACAAGAGTCATAATGTCAGCAGACTGAGTAAAGTTAACGTCTTTTAACTGAGCATCTGTATAGACTGTTGGTATCTCAATAATTAGTCCAGTCAATGCATGCCAAATAGCAGCATTACTTCCTGGAGTAACATTAAGTCCAGTTCCTGAGACTAAAATATAGTTGACGTTACTGTGCCTTACAAAAGGGTAATTAACATCGGTACTATCTGTTTCAGTAATATCGTAAGACCTACTTCCTGCATACGCTGGAGGATTAGCAGCTAATGATATAAGGCCACCATCTTTAATGACTCTTAGAGTTAAATGACCAAGCTCTAGAACATAGGTTTGTGTGGTATTAAATTCAAATGGAATAAGTCGTGTTGTCTTTGCTGAGTTCTTTGTTTCCGCAATAAACTTAGTGCCTGATCTATTGGCAACACCACCATGCGCCTGGACTAAGAAGTTACGACACGTCTTTAAACCTGTTGCGTATTTAGCCAGGTCAACACGAGCGTGGAGTGATGGCGCTAACTCACCACCTGAGAATGAAGGCTGCATCGTAGATACAGGCATTAACTACGTCCTGTTATCCAACTTGCCTCAGCATTTCTTTTATCAAGATGAGACTCGTTAGCGTTATATGTCTTGGCCTCACTTAGCGTAGATAGATACATCTGATACGCATTGTTCATGCTCTTTTCGTCTCTTGTAATTGGGATAGCAATTTCACTTGCCATCTTCCAAGCTAGAGCAATAATAAACATAGGCTCAAACACAAGAGTGTTCGTTACCTGTGCGGTATAAATTAGGGTTGCTTTTTCCTGGTTGGTTAATATGACCTTAGAGTCTAGAGTATCGCTTAGTGCAATCTCGTACTCAATAGGGTTGTTACTACCAGCAACTTCATTTGTTTGAAGTATTTCCCTTGCAAACAAACAGTCGTTTGGATAACTGTAGCGATAAGCCCAGTTACCTGGTGGCGTTCCAACATCAGAAAGTGCTAGGTGACGTGTTGCAAATCCCCAAGGGAATGAGCGTAATATGCCGTCACGAGCATCAGCATAAAGTAAGTTACAATGAAAGGCTTCTTCTGAGGCCTCTGTTAAACTTGAAATGGTAGCGCTTGCTCCAATATGAGAGAGTGCTAAATTACATATATCGACTTCACTTGCCATTGAGATTCCTTAGTTCATAATTAAAACTAAGGAGCAGTAGGTTGAAAAGTTTAAAAGACCTACCGCCCCTCAGAGTTCCTACCTAAATATTACGCATTCGCAGCATTAGGATAAGATTGGTATTGCTGTGCATCTTTGACAATTGCTGCGCTAACAGTCATTGTCGGACTAGTTCCACCAACATCATATTTCAGGCGTAAGTAACGCTTGTTAATATCAGGAATTCCCATAACTAGCGTATCGCCTTTGGCGGCAGCAGCTATAGACCTTGATGTTTGAATTGTCGTAACCGAACCAAAGTTTTCTGCACTATCAGTTTCGATAGCAACAGCTAGAGTTGGGTTAGACCCACCCATAGCTACATCAAAGTTTAGAGCGATTTTCAGTTCCTCACCTGGGCCAATATCTCTATCGGCACCTAAGTCGATAATATTAGTCGAGGCAGCATCAGCCGTTACAGACTGAGCATCGGAAAATTGTAGATTGTAATCAATAAGCATAAATCCTCCTTTAAGAAACTAGTGCTTCATTTTTTAATAGAGCGTCATTACGTCTGAACGGAATACCGTCAAAAGTCATTACACGCTTGCCTGCTACTTCGTCCATAGATAGACGGACATTACTAGTGTTAGTAATTTGACGTCTAAGAATAGATGAGATAGTGCGGTTTCCGTAGAATACGCATCGTCCTAAGTTTGTATTAGGAAGTAACTCAATTGCTTGAACCATTAGATCAACTAAGTCAGCCGAAGAACTTGTAGCACCTTTATTAAGGTTAGAGATGTCAATGTTCGGGATACGAACAGCATAACGCCAATCTCTTACTGTCATTCCTACGTCCCACTTGTAGTGAGTTCTGTAACCTTGGTATTTGCCGCTTGCAGCATCTTCCAAAGTAACTTCACCTAGGTCGTGATGGTTAAGTCCAGCTTGTGAACCTTTAGGATAGATACCATGAATGGTATTTGGCCCCCAGCATACTAACCATACTGATGTGTTATCAGAACCTGAACCGCCACCAAGTATAATGTTATCACCTGAAGCAGCACTTGTTGAGTTGTAACGAGCCGATAAGCCCATAAACTTCTCAGGGTCAGTACCAGTATCACCATAGAACAATGTGTTTGCCATTGTTTGGTTCATTGACTCTAAAAATGCTCTGTCTTCTGA